TGCTGTACAAGCTAAAGTCTGAGAACCTTCTGTTGTGTCTCCTTCTTCGTAGTCTTGAAGTCTATTAAAGTTAACTTCTGGCATTGCTTTTACAGCCTTAATATACTCCTGCTCAGTGCAAGGTGTATAAGGGGCTTGTTGATAAGTATGCTCGGAATAAGGTAAGAAAGACACTCCTGTAAGAGAGTCGAAATTCTTATAACACCAAGCCCCCACTTCCATCCATTCATGTTCTTTAACATAAACAGTAACACTAACAGAGTGCTCAGACCAGTACTGTTGATAAATCAGCCAGTTCTCTAGCTGTTGAATAGCCCCTTGCTCGTTAGCTAACACGGCTCCTTTAGGAGACTTAATCGGAAAGTAAAACACTGTAGTTTTAGCAGGGTTCATAACGTCTGGTTCGTTAGGCACTCCTTGTGCCTTCATAAAGGTAGTTAAAGGGTCATTATTAGCTTGTCTAACAGCACGTATATAATACTCGGAAAAACGCCCATGAATACCAGAAGCACTATCAACCAGTTGGGACACGGTTCCTGACGGTTTAATTGTTGTAATTGCCGTAGCTTCTTTAATTCCGAGTTTGTTCGCATAGTTGGTGTTTGCATCAATAGCCTCTTGCTTCATTTCGCTTAGCAACATAGGATCAGGGTTTTGTAAAAGCTCACAATCCTGAATACCAGTTAAGCTTACTCCTAGTAAGGCTTCATCTTCACAGTTAGTCTGCCAGAGCTTACGAACATAGTTAAAGCTAGTAAGAGAAGCTTGTAGCGTGCCAAGAATAGCAGCAAGTCTAACTTTACGAAGAAGGTCTTCTTCTGTGTCGCCTTGACGAGCTACTACTTCTGTAAGGTTACAAAGTTGCCCGTTTCTTAATTGGATCTCAGCACAAGGATTGCAACCAACAATACGATCACCATCACGGCGTTTAGGGGCCATAGAGCGAGCGCCACCCCGATTATAAATTCCACGTTCACCACTTCCTGACTTCATTAAGGCTGTCCACTCATCCATAAAGACCGCCATGGACGGTTTAGAATCATAAACAGCAGAGTTATTTGCTAGTGCTCTGTGAGCAGTAGTTTCCCACCAACGCCCTGACTTACAGTCACGAATTTCTGGATCTCCAAGGTCACTAAGACTAATTAGAGCAGAGCGCCGTACGCCCCCTACTACTACTACTTCAGCAATTTTACAAACAATATCGTGTACTTCTTGTGGTGTTAGCTTACGGCCAGCAGCCTTTTTAAAGACTTCTGTTACAAACTTAAACAGCTCTACTAGTGGAGCAGGACCAGAAGCACGACCACCCATAGTCTTTAAACGAGCACCTTCTGGACGAATAGCAGAGAAGTCCCAGTCATGCTCATTTCCAAGATATAACTCAGCAATTAACTTTCTTAAACCTTTAGCCCAACCTTCTGCACTGTCTTCAATAGACAACACACGGTTAGACATGTTAAAGGTATCATTAATAATTGGTAGCTTGTTTACGTACTGAGACTCGGCAGAAAAGCCAACTCCTGTACCAGCCATAAGAATAAAAAGAATTTCGTCAAAGACTCTAATGTGGTTTACTGCGGCAAAGCTACAGTTATAACCACGAAAATGATTTTGTTCTAGAGCAGTTCCAGCAGACCACATTGCTCTCATGGAAGGCATAACTTCTCTATTTAAAATAGCAGTGTGAACTTCCTGGAATTCTTCATCAGTAATAATGTTATCACTAACTCTAGCTTTCCAAAAGTTAACCAGTCTATCTACGGTCTCGACCCACGTTTCGCGACGATTTTCTTCATCTATAAAACGGGAGTAACGAGAAAGATGGATAAATGATTCGTAAGGTTTCATTCGTATTTCCTCTTATGTTTTTCTTGTGATTTAGTTTTAGGCTTTTTCTTATTAGGCACAACCCTTGGTCTATACTTAGGTTGCCTTAAGTCTTTAGCCATAGGGTTGCGCTTAGTAATCATAGTTTATCCTTTAGAGTTTTTCTTTTTAGATTTGGTAAAAGAAGTAAAAGGATCTTTAGCGATCACTGTTTGCTTTTCCCAAAGATCTTTCATTTCTTCAAGCTGTGCTTCTGAAAACTTAGTAGTAGTAGCTTTCATTTCCTCAAGAAACGTGTTCAAGTGTTCTGTAGACTTTATATTAGCTTTAATAAAGTCTTCAAAGTAATTTTTAATATCCATAGTAGTCTCCTTAGTGTATTTGTTTGTTATAGTGCGCTAGTTCTTTATCTAAAAAGAGTTCTACAGACTTTACTAGCATTTCTCCGTCTTCCCCTACTTCTTCACCAAATCCTTTTAACCACTCTTTAACTCCAACAGAAGCTCTGCTAGTGTCTGCTGTTTGCATTAGTATGTAAATTAACCCATAGGCTAACTGTTTTTCAGCAAGAGCTTCTTCAAGAGTTTCTTGTTCTTCTTTTTCTTTCACAGTTTTAACTCTCCTTCTGCAACAAACTCATCGTTACTTTTAGTAAGTCTACCTGTTTTAAAGTCGTAAGACATAGTACCAGAAGGACCAGTAAGACCAGTGTAACGACACTTTAATACTTTAGTTTGAATAGTGTTGCGTTCAAGTTCTGTATCAGCACCAATGTTACGAGCAAAGGCTATGATATCCATTGAGATTTGTTTAATAGAGCCTGAGCCTTTAATATCATCCATAGAAGGTAGTTGACCATCTTCAAAGGATTTTCCCTGATTACCTGTTTTACGCAAGTGACTAATAAGACCAATCCACACGTTATACTTTTTAACCAAACCTAGTAAGTCATTCATAATCTTATCAATAGCTTCGTTGCCAGTTAATCCTTCGGCTCCTTCAGAAGCCAAGATGGTGATATGGTCAATAAAAAGATACTTAGCCCCTGAAAGACACATATACTCAAGAAAATCCATAATGGATCCATCACTGATGCTACCTTGATGATCAAGAACAAGAAAGCGATCACCGCCAAATACTTTATCAAAACCTTCTTCATAATCTTCGATAGAAATTTCTTCATTAGCAGGGTTCCTGTTTAGTGCTGCGCCAGCCATCTTTCTAACTGTTTCTGCTGGAGATTCTTCTAGAGAGATAATGCCAACCTTATCTTCGGTTGTTTCCATTAGTGAAAGAGCAATCTCCCGAAGGAGAGTAGACTTACCAGAACCAGTACCAGAAGTCCAGAGAGTAATCTCCCCTAACCTCATACCTTTAAGTTTTTCATTTAGCCCTTCCATTACTTCTGGATAAGGCACTGATTCCATTTCGTTATAGTTTACAAACTGTTGCCACAGCTCGTCTTTAGTAAGAATTCCTGCAGGAGTATAAGAGACTGCATCGTAAATAGTCTTTAATACTTGATTAGGGTCTTTAACCCAAAGATCGTTTGCATCCTTTTCGGAAGACTTAGCAATTTTTATTTTGTCGTATCCAATAATTCTAGCAGCTTCTCTAGTCGCTGTTTGACCAGCGTCATCCTTGTCGAGCCAAAGCACCACTTCATCAAAGTTACGTACCCAGTCACGGCAAGCAATAAGATCATTAGTGGAGCTGCTACTACGTAAGCTAACCACTGGATAAAATGTTTTATAGCGTTTATACCAAGCAGATTGCACCGCCATAGCATCGCATTCACCTTCTGTAATAACAAGTCGTTTACCTCCATTATATAAGTTCATTCCAAACAAGCCACCCTTAACTTTACCAACAGAGTGAAAAGTTTTAGGAAGCTTTCTGACTTTATAGCCAGCAAGTTCTGTGTTATCGTAAAACGGATAGTAGTGAGTATCTATTTCACCATCAAAATCATAAGAGCACTTTACTCCGTAATGTTCTGCTACTGTTTTATAAATACCTCTATCTTTAAATCCGCGTACAGGATAGTCTTGTTCTATTTCTAGCAGGTCTGTAGTATCCATCTGAACCTCTTCAAAAGTTTCACTAACACCTTCTTTGGGTGCAGGTATGTTTTTTCGAGAACAACTAGGACTAAAACAATAAGAAGATCCATCATCATAAAGTTGTCGATTGTCTTTAGACCCACAGTACTCACAAGGTTGATTACTTTTTACTATTCGTCCCATTAATCTTCCTTCTCAAAGATGTTATATAACGTTTAGTTTTAAGTGTAGGTTCTTCTTTAGGAATAAACCTAATTGCTGCAATCTGACGATTATAGAAAAAAGGAGTTCCATCAGTCTTAGTAAGCGTCATACATTCAGAAACCATTTGAGAGTAAGCTTCCGAGTAGTACAACCCACCTTTTGTTTTGTAAAGATCTACAATAGTAAACGTAAAAGATTCTTTCTTGTAGCGTTTAATATCTTCATTAAGTTGTTTAGAAGAACCAGTGTAAGACCTCCACTTCATTTCCTTTCCATAAGTTTTAGAACGTTTCTTTCCTAAATGTAAAAATTGTTTTTTACCCCAGTAATACTGGTTAGTTTTTAAATTACTTATACAATAGAGAAAGCCGAAATACTTAGTAGGGTCAAAGGGTTTAAACTCCCAATGACCCATTTCTTCTTTAGAGAGCAGCATTGTACTCCTCTCGACTAAAAGAAAAGTGATCACCATAGCTTCTCCAAATGTGTAACAACTTACCATTTAAAAGCATACGTTCAAAACCATCTTCAGGATACTTGTTGTTATAAGCCTGAGAAACTATTCTTTTGTAGTCTTGTCGTTGGCTATAATCTGCAAGTAAATTTTGGGCTTTCTTTGGGCCAATTCCCTCAATCCCAGGAATGTTGTCAACAGAATCCCCCATAAGAAGTTGAGTCCAGTAAAACCGTTCTGCATACTCTTCGCTAACTTCATAAATCTTGCCTTTTCTTCCGTTATAGTGTTTACCAACAATACAGTCAAGATCTTTGTCAATAGAATCAACAATATAGTCTTTACCGTTATTAACACACTCGTTTGCCCAAATACGTAGCTGATCGTCAGCTTCATAGCCATCGCAAATAACGCCCTCATGTTGATGATGAGCGTAAGCTTTTAGCATATCGAACCATTCTGGTTTATTTGAGCTAGACTTTATTCTAGACTTACTTCGTTTATACTCAGGATAGAGGGTTACTCTAAAGTTATTAGGTCCACCAAGAGCCATTGCGTACTCGTCTGCCCAACACGCTTCTAGGTTTTCTTGTAGCTTATTAGAGAAATTTTCTTGAGCTTCCTCTAGCCCTTCTGTACCCCAAATTGAGGCATAGAGAAGAACGTCTCCATCTATTAAACTAATCACCAACTTTCTCCTTCACATTGATTACACTGCCACTCGCTAACATCATTTCCATGTCTGCAAATGTACCAAGGAGTTGTTTCAGAGCATACGTGACACCTTAGTTCTTCCCCATGAATACTTGTTCTGCCACAAGGCATAGAAACAAGTTTACCATGACCATACCTACTGGTTTCAACCCACTGATCTACTGTATTTTTACAACGCATAAATCCTCCTTAAGTTTTGATCATAAGCGATCACTATTAACGTGATACTTTTCAATTAGTTATTAATTGTCTGATTCAATCTCCCACAATTCAACAAGTTCACCTGTTTGTTCTGTCATATACTCAGCGTGACGTTCCCAGTACTTGACAATCTGTGACCAAGTCTTTATTACATCAGGGTCACGGGTTATCCACATAAGGTCATGTTGCTCGTCGCTGAAACGAACTTCAAAGTTAGATGTGTCTTCCAGCTCACCATAGCAGGACACTTCACCAATTTCTACTTTCATACTCCGTACTCCTCGTTTATAATTTCATCCATTAGTTTGTTTTCTTTTTCAAGGGCAACATTTCTTTCACGCAAAGTAACCGCTTGGTTTCTCCAGTAGTTTACTTCTTTTAGCAACTCTTGGTTTTCTTTAAACAATTCTTCAAACTGTGTTTCAACGTCAGGAATCATCAGATATTTCCTCATTTAAGCAAAATTCACAAAACTCACCTTTAGCGGGTCCACCGCAGCTTAAACATTCATACTTTTCCAAAAGCTTCTCTCCTTTCAAGTTTGTGATAGTTTTCAGTCATAATGTCGCTAAGTGTCCAACCATTTATACGAGCTAGCGTAGTAACATACCAGAGTACGTCACCTAGCTCGTCTTTAAGTTCTTCTGTAGTACCTGCAAATTGTACTTCTTTGGCTTCTTCTAAAAGACCATCAGGTAAGTTAAAGTGGTTTCTGTGGCCTTCGTCATAAAAGTCAGAGATTAGGTGCTCGTACAGTTCTTTCTTCATACATCTTCTCCTATGTATGTGTTTTCACCTATGTTAAAGGTGCGAGCCAGTTCTAGCTGTTCAATTTTATCTACAAGGTAGTCTACCCTACTATGAATACTTTTCTTTACGTCATGAGGCTCTGTATCCAACAAACAATCTAAGGCCATGCGATAGCCATAAAGTTCTTTGTTAAGGTTTTTAAGTCGGTAGTTTATTTGGCGGTTGTTTCCAAGGCTAGAGAAAGTACCTTCGTCACCACTAACACCATATTCAACATCATCAACAACCTCGTTACCTGCGTTGACACTTGCTGCAGCCATACGGTACGCATCTTCAGGGCCAGTTGGACCATCAAGAGTCTTATCAAGGTGTACAACGTAGTTATAACAGTTCATTTCTTCTACGTAAACTTCAAGATCCACAATATATTCGTTCTCTGTCTCTTTAATCATTATCACGATTCCTTGTATCTAAAACCCAACCGTTACGAGTGTGAACGGCAGTAAACATTTTTGTACCATGCAATAGCCAAATAACAGGAAAGCCATGTTCGTTAATTTCCATATTACCTAGTTGTCTTCCCGAAAACTCAGTCCAGCCGTGTTCTGTACTAAGGCTAGAGTCGATAATTTTAACTTTTATTTTTCGCATTCTTTTTAGTCCTTATAAAGTAAGCTCCTTCAGGGCTGTTCCAAGCGGCTAAAATGTCTAAAAATTGACTTCTAGTCATGTGTATAAGATCATACTCCTCGTTAAGACCACAAAACTGTCTAATCCAAACGTCTCCCTCTTTATCTAACAAAAGCTCAACGTCTTCATGTTTTCCTGTATCATCTAAAGTAGTAATAATACAGTCTTTATCTTCAAACTCTACTGTAAACATTAAGCGTTTTCCTCACGTTCTTCATCTAAACGTTGCTCGTAACCGTGTTCGTGGCCTTGGTCATACCCTATGTTATAACCTTCATCATGGGCATCTTGAGAACCGTCTACCATACCTTTAAGATAGCCGTCCTCAAACCTTTCGTGCATTTCAGTAGTGCGAGTCTCTTTAGAGAGCCGTAGCATATCCGCTTCTAGCGTGTCTAAATGGTCTAACATCTCTAAACTAACATCAATGTTATAGAATTTAAGATTGTTATGGAACTTTTCAAAAGCGTTGTCCATATGTTTTTCTAGCGATACAGTAACATTCATTTTCTATCCTTCCAAATTCTATGATAAATGTTTTCAAGACCTTTACGGTCAGGATGAAACCTAATCCACAACCCTGTGTCGGGTTGAAAATGTTTTTTAAAGAACGAGTCTAGCTTACGAAAGCCCGT